ATTTAATTTAATAAAATCCATGCTAGGAGTTTCTGTCATTACTTCTTTAATTAGTTGTTTAAGAGCAGCCATCATCTCTTCAACATACTTACCTTGTTTAGCAGCCTTCTTAGCCCTATCATAATGGTCAAGAAAATCTCTATCGTTTTCAAATAAAAATGATTTAATTCTATTTTTTAACTCTTCTTTATCATTATCAGTATCTAAAGACACTGAACCCCATAAATTAAGAAGAACCATTCATTTCACCTCACATTAGCCATTTAGCCCAAGCAGCACCTTTTTGAATAGCACTACCTAATCCTAAACCTGCTTGTGGAGGTTCATATGACATTTGGCCTTGTGCATCAATCCAATAAGGACGGCCATATCCGTCTGTTCCATTTGGAGGAACAGGATAACCTGAACCATTATTCATAGCACCGTTCATTTGATTATATTGTTGCATATTACCCGTTGCGCCAGCAAGAGCCATACCTGCTGATGGAGTTCCGGTATTAGTTCCTCCAAATCCTTGTGACTCTAAGTATTGTTGTTTAGCCATTTTTCTTTGATTAACTACTTCTGTATTAACAGCACTATGTAGTAATTTCTGAATATCTAAATCAATATTTTCTTGAGTAATCTTTTCAAATTCTCTCATAGCATCAGGGTTAATGACAATATTATTTCCTGTCATAGTAAATGCTAGTTTACTAAGCATTTGACTAGTAACTCTCTCTATTACATCTTCCATTAACTTTTCAAGAGCAGTTAAAAAATGTTCTCCATGATATTGAAAGAACTCTTCAACATGATTATCTTGTAAAGATAATAAGTTATTCATCGACTTAAATTGCGTATCGTTTTGTGCTTGTACTGCACCCAATACTGTTCCATTACTTGTTCCTAATAGACCCATTATTCTTCACCTTTTTTAGTTTCAACGGTAGTAGCCCGTACTCCTTCATTTATCATCAAATAGTTAAGCCTATCTGTTAATATGTTTATTTCCCCAACAATCTCAATTGCTTCGTTGGCCGGACTCCTGTTATCTCCTAATGTGGGAGGCTTTATTAAATAACCGCTTGCCGAGAGGGACACTATATCTTCTTTAGATAAATGAGTAATTGGGCCACTCTTGAGCATTTTTGGCATTTTAGGTACAAAGCGTTTAAATTCTAATCCATGCTTGTCTGCAAGTATTTGTTGTTGAAGCATTTCTAATTGCATAAACATAGCAGAGTGTTTAGGACAGTAAGTACCTGCTAATGGCCTACCTTTGACTACTCCATCTAAAGGAATAGGTGGCCTCATATAATCTCCTTGTTCCCAAACATGGTGCATACCACAAACAACGCACCTATCTTTAAGATTAAATTTCTTTCCGTATTTAATTCCTAAAAATTTCTTTTTTTCTGGACTTAATACATAAACTAATTCTTTTAATTGTTTCTTCGGTTTAATTGCTAAGAATTTATATTCTGTTACTACTCCACTTGCTCTTGCTTGATGTATGGGCTTTAAATAAGGATTAAATCCCTGTGCTTGCCCTCCTATTATTTGGCTATTATACATTTTTCATTCCTCAATAATCTTTTATCATCGTCATTACGCCTCTATATACCATTTCGGGGTCTGACTTTGCTGAAACTAAATACTTAAAACAAGGTATTCCTTTATCATTTAACTGTCTCATTCCATACTTAAAGGGTTCAAATATCTCATGCTTGTCTATTGTTCGTCCTTCTGATAATGGATATTTTTCTCCCCATATATCATACTTATTAGCCCATATTCCTACTGCCATTGGATAGTCTGTTTCTTTTTTCTTTCTTCCTGTGGGCCAAGTATTTGAAACAATTGTATCAACTAAAAATTTCCATGCTACTTGGTGGTCTAAATTTGAATTATTATCTAAATGTCTATGGTCTATCATAAAAATAACATATTTTACTTTGCGCTTTTGCATGTCTTTAACCCATTCTTTCCAATAAATCGCTTCTCCCCCAACATCAGCACTTCTTACAGTATGAGAATCACCATCAATTTTAACTGTTTTTCTAGATGCTCTATGTAATCCAACTGTTCTTTGATTTATTTGCGGTACTTCACCTCTTGTTCTTAATTGATTACTTAATGTTGTTTTTCCAACCATTGTTGCACCATAAACGCCAAAGTTAATTGCATGCACTTTTCTATAAAAAGCAATAAACGCCTCTCCTACTAAGATAGCGAATCCTGTCATCATAGACAAGGTTAAACCTCCCAACTATGCCAAAAGGTATCAACAATCCAGCCTATTATATTAATGTCAAAAACCCCCATTATATTACCAATAAAAAAGGCAGATAGGGTTGCACAAGCACCCCAAAGCCATGCTCTTATTTTAAAGAAAAGCATATCAGCAGAATGCGCTCTTTGTTGATTATAGGCATAATCAGAATCACTAAATCCCATTAAGTCGCCAATCATTTAACCGCCTCATTGAAGAGTTGCGGCTAAAAATTCACTACCAACGGTATTATCATCGTTTTCTGATGGCATTTGAGCATAAGGATTAACAAAGCCAACATTGTATTGTTTAGCACTGTCACGCATCTTTTGTCTTTGTTGCTCATCTCTTGCCTTTCTTTCCCAATAGGCCGCAATTTTTCTATCAAGAAGCCACATTTCAATTCGGTCATTAAGGACTAAATCAAATACTGCTTTCATAATCATAATTGCACCGACTGTCATTAGACCAAACAAAATTGAATGGGCTAATATTCCATGTGGGAAACTTATGCCAAAATTAGCATAAAAAAATACATTTGCACCACTAAGCGCACCAACAAAAAGAATAGTCATAATTAAACGAGTATCTTTATTTAAAACTGCCATTTATTTCACCTCAAGCAAATTCAACGGAAACTGCCGCACCTGTACCTGCACCTGTTGATATTTCTAAATATAATCCATTTAAACATATTACACCGTGCATATCAAACTCGGTTGGGCCAACTTGGGGGCTTACGATTATTCTTGATAATTCAGTGCCACTTGCGGCTGAAGCATTATCAAATAATTTAATAGTTGTATCTGCACCTGCGCCCAGATTAGTAACATGAATGCTAATTAATTTACACCTACCGGCATTAACTACTGCACTTGCAGTAAGAACTCCACTACTTCGACAACTCGGCATACTTCATCCTCTCCGTTCAATTGACCTACGACAGTTATCCCTCTTAATCCTATGGGTTGATTATTCAACCAAAGAGGATTTTTTGGGCTTATTAGTTGTAGTCTTTGGCTTAGGTTTAGGTTTAGGCTTAACTACTATCTTTGCTGGTAAAAGCAAATCTGCTAACTGTGTGTGAGTAAGTATTTCCTGCTTCAATTCAGCAGTAAGAAGAACAAATAGTTTAGTATCTATTTGCATCAATTCTTCTCTATCACTTTCTTCAAAGGTAAAATCTAAATTAGAATCTCCCAGTCTTACTAATGCGGCTCCTAAATTAATAGGGGCTGAAACCTCCCTAGTGAGCCTATGACCCATTAGGGAAGTTTCATACATTACAGCGTTTTCAGACAATTTGACTGAAACCAATCAAATCACCTCAAAGATTGCCATAAACACGCATTCGGACTGAACCACCATCAGCGTCATTTGACGCAGTAGCGTTTGTTCCGTCTAAACTTGTGAACATCAGTGCTATTGAACTATTAGATTCATAAGCCCCTGTTGCTGAACATTCTATTTGTGGCTGTAGTCCATTAGCGTTATCATGTCCTGTAATAACTGCTGCTGTAATTGATGATAGTCCAAAAGAAGAAGCAGGTATTACTGAACCTGCCGCTACTATTGAAGATACATCAACCAAAGCATCAACCATATATTCATCGCCGTTTGCTCTTGGTTTCGTAAAACCCTTATGGTCAGCCAATAAAGTGACCGTAAATGCTAGTGCCAATTAAAACACCTCACTGTCCTACTGCTTGGAAATAGACAACATCGCCGCTAACACAGTGTATTGCTACATCACCGCTTGCTGTAAGTGGTAAATTAGCGTTAATTACTGCCGCCGCCGCTTCTTCAGCAGAACCCTTATGGGTAAATACTAAAGAATCAACGCTTGAAAGCCCTGTTTCAATATTTCCGTCTGTACTGTCAGTTGTTGTTTGACCACAAACAAGTCTTCTGTTTCCTTCTAATTTCATGTCTAAGTGTATTACTGTTGCAAATGCCATTTTTCATCATCTCCGTTTTTTTTATTCTCCATGACCTCAAAGAAGGTTTGTAATCTTCCCCTGTCCCTTAAAGTAGGAACAGCCGACTTCTGCAATTGTGCGATACAATGCCTTGTTACCAAGAGTACCGACACCAAATGGGTTTCCGTTAGAAATACCGTCCTCAAAGTATTGAGTTGGTTTCATTACAGACAACCATAGATGGTCTGTGTCAAGGAAAAGCATATCACTGATACAAGAGGAATTAACACCTGTTGATGGCATAGCCGCAACAGGAATCAAAGGTATGTCATAGTAAGTTGAAACTCTAAATCCAACTTCTGCACCCTTTACACCCCTAACTCCATTAACAGTAGGTACAATTTCCTTTCTGTCCATAAAGCGTTCTTGTGCTTGTAATAGGTCACTTAGAGTTTGTAGTGTATCATATCCAGTTAGAATAACCTTTGGTGAACCACCAGCAACTCTTAAATCTCTAATCATGTTGTTTAGAACAGTTAGAGTTAATTGACGAGCAGCAGATGAAGCGTATGTTGCTCCAAAAGAAACTTGTGAATCAAGGAATGAAGCACCATCACGGTTTGAACCGTAAATATGGCTTGTTGCTGTTCCGTCTGCAT